CCCTAAGTTCAGGCAGTTCGTAATCCCACTTGTTCATACCAATCCGGCGCTCCTCTTTTAGTCCATTTTGCTAAATGTTGTTTGTACCTTATATAGTAATTTCGATAAGCCATAACTGAACATTTATCTTTTACATCATCAGGCATTGCTGGAGTTGGTTGTGTAAATTCTCCCTCTGAAATATTCTTAGGGGGCAATGCAAGTGCCTCATGCAATTTACGATAACTCTCATGTGGTACATCTTTGTTATAACGATACATAAACTCATCATTTAGATGTGTCCACAATTCATAGAGGTATTCATAGTTTGCTCTCGATTGTCGAACCCAAATACCACTAGGGTGGTTTACATGAGATGCCTTGTATAGAACCTGTTCAAGATTAGAGTTCAGTTTCCATCGTTTAATCTTGCGTCCATTTGCAGTTTTACCATAATACTCTTCACCATCCAATACACGATGTGCAGTGGACATAAGTTGAGCATACTCAATAATCATTTTACTTGCATGACTATCAACGTGCATCTTTGCACACTCATCGACATAGTTACTCAAATAAAATATGTTCATCGTTCCCACCTATAAAAGATATGATCTTCAATTTCGATAGTTTTAGTTTTCGTCTTTGCCCAGGCTGGTTCTACATAATCTGCATGATAATGTGTTGCACCATCTGTTACATCTAATAGTGTTATTGTACCATCAACTAGTCCAGATGTAAAGAGAAAAATATTATCAAATGTTTCCATATCATTAATACGATCTGATTTACCATCACAATACCAACTGAACTGGCATCTGTGTTTAATAGGAATCATAACCGTATGATCCTTCCAACTTGGTCTTGATGGGCCGTCTTTGACAACCTCACAAACCGTATTAGGAAAACGTGGATCTGATACACGATTGAGTGTTACGGACATGACTGCCATCTGGCCAACTTTAGGTTGATTTCGTGCCTCGTGATATACATTCTCTGCGAGACAGTATGCCTCATCAGCCAGAAAGGAATTAACAGAACTGTCTGTTGCTTCCTGTACTGGTGATGTTGCAACTATTAACGAAAAAATCAGTTCATTCAACATTATTGTGTCAATACCTTCATGTTGTTTTCTGATTCGATGGCATCACTTTCTTTCTGTTCTGTAACAGAATTATCAAGTTCTTCCCACGCCCTTGTGGACTTGATTTTTGACAAGAGCATTCTATCCTTACGCAGGCGATTCAAGATAATCTTGTTTGCTTCCTTATCGGAATATTCCAAGAGTACATATGCACGATACTTTGGGCCATTAGAAACAATCTCTGTTTCCGACACTTTGTATCCAGCAACATCCACATCTGCAATGATGTTCTTTGTTGCCTTCTCTACTTCTGATAGGACTGAACTACCAATTTCTTCATTACCAATTTTTGCAACAAATGATTTGGTCTGAGAACGAACACGACCATTGATACGGTCAGCAAGTGTTGTCTTTGCATTCAATACTGCAAGATCAATAGACAACTGTAAATCAGATGTTGCCGCTGTTCCTGTAGAATAGATTGCATTGTCGCTCTCTGGCATTTTCTTGAACCAATCAGGCATAACCTCAATCTGTTCATTAACTACCTTAGATTTGTAGACATATGTACTCGTATCTACAATAGAGTTTGGTGGAACTGTCATTGCAGTCTCCACTACCTTATTGGAACTACAAGCACCAAGCATTGCAACAGCTCCAAGTAACATGACTTTTTTCATAATTAAACCCCTTCCAGTAAGTCTACTAAGTCATCACGAATGCCAGACTCTACAAATATATCAGAGAGTACTGACCCTATCTGTGGGTAATATGTTATCAAAACAATACCCAACACAATTCCAATTATAATTTTACCCATTAGTAACAGTCCGTTCCACCAGTTCTCCAATTTGAGTAACACTTACCTGGCTGTTTGTATCCGTTAAATCCAATCGTAAATCCTCCGATTGAAATTGTATTTCCATTTGGTATATACTGTACCACACTATTGGGTGTGTTGTCAACAACTTCTGAAGAAATAATTCTTTCAGTTACTACTGGTTCGCCAGTAATTACTACTGGACTCTCAGTAATGTTTACTTCTGGTTGTGGAACAGCAACGTGTACTGGCATCTCATCTTTAGTCGAACAATTCATATTTGTCTTTGCAGTTAGAACCTCTGGTGACACTTCTGAAATAATAGACTTCTTAGCATTTACTGTGGCGTTATCACAAGCATCGTTCTCAGTCATATCAGGCCCAAAGATGTAATCCCCCTCAGTAGGGTAGGTCTGTCCATTAATAGTAATATCCATAGACATTACACACTTACGAGTGTTTTCAACGTAAGGAAACACATCACGTTTGATGTTTTCTGTCTTTTCGATTTGGTGTGTCCAATTCGTTTGAACATCCTTCACATAATCACATGGCGTATCGGCAACTGCATAATTACAACTTGCAAGTCCTAGTACACCAAATGTTCCAATAACAAATTTATTTACCATTTAACCAATCTCCTAACACTTCAACTGGGCATCTATCTTGATACCTACACATCTGATATATTTGAGTGGAAGTTTCTATTGCACTACATCCACTCAATGTTATTATAACAACTACACTAAAAAGGAATCGTGTCATCTGTCATCTCAAAACCAACTAGATTCTGTGATACAGATTTGTTCCAATCCCAAGTAGCACCACACTCCTCTTGAGCATTCTCAATAACCTCACCGGCATAACTACCGAATGACCAACCAAACTTTTCTATGGCCTTCTCAATAATTACCTTTGGTGATTCCATTAACTCACCATCACTAGAATAGAAGTCATACACAAATTCTTCTACATCCATCATAATACTTTTCACTGCACCCATTATATACTCCTCTGTTCAAAAAGGGTTTCCACTAAATTCTCTACCATTTCATCAATGACAGTATTTCCAGAAATACCAGCCTTATCCACTGCATTCTGGAACTGAGCAATTGTCATTGATTCTACCTCATCAAGAATAGACTCTTTGACTTGTTCATTCACTAGATTACTCATAATAGTTCTCCTTATATAGCCATCTTTTGTGCAATGTAACCAAAGAAGTGCATTACATCACCATTCTTAAAATCAATCTCAACCAATCTCTTTTTTGTCATCTCTTGAGTTTTGGGATGAAATGCCTTGATTTGTTCAATAACTGATTCCAAGGGAATCATATTCATTCCATAAACAGGGCCATTGTATTCAAAGGTATGATCCAAATCCAAACCCTTTTCTTCAACCAAAGTATCGATCCATTTTTCAAACTTCATAACTAACCTCTTTCTCTATTGTCTTTATAATATACCATAGTTATCATAACAAGTCAAGTACTTTTATAATATTTTTTGTATATTTCTGCTATTTTATTTAGCTCTGGATGTTTGTGTATCCACTGGCCAGTAGAAGGGTTGAATTCTGTCTTGAAAAAATTATCCATCTTTTCATTTCCTGTAGACTCATTCACCTTTATTTCTCTACAAAGACTATCAAAGTCTGCATCACTCATAATCGAATCATCTTCCATTTCATATGCATATGCAGCGACTGACAATTTAATTCTGTTTCTTATTTCTTGATTAATCATTAACAACCTTTTTTACTTCTACTTTTCCATTGTGTATTTTCTGCAATCTTTCAAGTTCTGAAATTACATTTTCATCATCTAACCAATATTCAACTTCCCCATCTGGATAAGTAACTTCTAAATAAACTTCTTTCATATTTTTCTCCATTATAATATATCTGCATCCCAAACTAACTGAGCAAGTTTATCTTGCATTCTATAGGCCTCTCTCTCCCAAGGCAAATCATAGTAGTTAGTTCCTTCTGGAATCACTTTCTTTTTCCACTTTTTACCATAACAATCCATCTCATTACGGGCATACTGTTTTACATGAACCATCTCATGGCAAACAGTCGTAATGAAATCTTTTAGTGAAAGGTTGTTTGCAACATCAATAGTGAACTCACGATTGGTATCCTCTTGCATACACCAACCAACTGCATCACCAGTTAGTTTTTTGATGTTCACAGTAATCTCTAGTGTCCTCATACGAGGCATAAGAGCAGTAATCATTTTATAGACTACCTTTTCAGCAACTTCTCTTTGAAATTTCTTACCACCTTTGACTTCAATATAATTCATAAGAATCACTCCTCACTTTCTATAGCTAGTATACCATGTTCTCACAACAAGTCAAGAGAAAAATACAAAAAAAAATCCTTGAAAAACAAGGACTTATGAAATAATTTGAAAAAAGTTGGAGCGGATAGACGGAATCGAACCATCGTCATTAGATTGGAAATCTAAGG